GTCTTCGCATTTTTTTGTTTTTATTTTGTTAGAAAAATACTTTACCATAGCTTGATCTATATATGGTCTCAATAACTTTTTTTCGTTAATATCTGAATTGTTATACCAACGAATTAATCTAATAATTTCATCTTGTGTATATAATCTCATTATTTAGGTGCATTAAATCTTGGTAAAATTTTACCCATATTATAAGGTAATAATATACTTCCTATTCCTATTACTTTATCAACCCAAGACATATCTAAATCATTATCTTGTAAATCTTTTTTAATAGGTGTTAAAATTTGTTTATATAAATTTTGTTGATTAAAATCTTCTGTAATATACTTTTTCTTAGTTAAATCTGTAGCAGCATTAATTGACTTTATCATAGCTCTTTGAACTGCTAATTGTTGATTTTTTTCTAAACGTATAAATTCGTTTGATGTTGTTATTCTTTCTATTTGTCCTTTTAATTCATCTTTTTTTAATGAATTAATACTTAATTGATCTACTTTAAGATTTGTATCTGCTTGAATATTTTTTGTTCTTTCTATAGATTGATTATTTTCTATAGATGGCTTTGCCATTAATTGTTCTTTTGTACCTCTGCCAATTTCATTTTGTAGATTTCGCCAATCTGTATTTGAACGAATATATGTTTCTTCTGCATTTGTTTTAGCAACTTGTGCTTTTGTGGCTTCTAATTGTGCAGCAGCAGTTTGCATAGATAAATCTTGCAACTTTAATTTATTAGACTTTCCTAATATTCCTAATGCATCTGCATCTAATTTTGGTGCTATTGCGTCTGTACTTCTGACTGGGCCTGATTCGTTTGTTTGTTTATAAATAAGGTTCGGATTAAGTCCCGCTTCCTTATATCTTTGCATTTGTTGTGCTGGCGCATTATATGCGTTTTGTCTTTCCCAATCTTGTAACGCCCATTTTCTGTTTTTTGCGTTTGTATATACTTGTGAGCCTGTATTTAATATACTTGCTCCTAATTGTAACCAAGGTTCTACTGACATTGTTTTATTTTTTTTTGTGACACAATCGTTTTTTTTTGTTTTTGTTCATCGTCAGTCTTTCGCTACGCTACATTTTGACTATTCACTAACCAAATGTAACTCTTTAGTGTCAATAAACACTAATATATCAAGGTATTATTAGTGTTTATTACTGACGCGCTACGCTTGTCTTAATAAATACGGCCATGCAAGTAAACTTGCACAGCCATATTTCTTTTTAATCGATGTTTTCAACATCTTGAGATTCAATATCTTGAATCTGTTCTTTTGTCAACCTTTGTTCGGTTGTTATTGTTGTGCTCTTTAATCGCTTTTCGATTTCAGCAAGTTCCTGACGAGCAGCTATCTCAAGTTCTTGCCTTTCTGCTAAATCGAGAGTGCGAGGGTCTATACCATCGCCATCTTCTCCTTCATATAGTGGTTCTTTACCACCTCCAAGTGGTTGTCCACTTGCATATCTTTTTAGTATTTCTCTTATTGTTAATGCTTGGTCTGGAACAGTTTGTGAAGGTTCCGTAAATACTTCGTTATCTTTGTATTCCTTTGCATTAAATGGGTTTCTTACTATCATAAATTATTTGTTTTTCTTTCTAATTCAGCTAATTTTTCCATTTTTTTAAATGCAAAAATATGTCTTTCAGATATTACTTTTTCCTGTTCAGTAAAACTGCTGAATTCTTGTGATATTTTTAAATCTAATTCTTCGCTAATTTTAACCATGTATTTGCTAATTTTATCCTTTTCTTCTTCATTATACATTTTGTCCTTATAATATCTTGGCATAGCTATTTTTTTGCCGTCTTCTATTGGAACATACATTCTTTGCTCCAGGTTATTTTTATGCCATTTTATCATTGCTTCAGTAATATAATTACTACCTAAACCTTTTGACATAACGCTAAATTCCTTTTTTCTATCATCATTTTGATGCATTGGAATTTGAGATTTTTTACTCATGTATTTGAGGGTATAACCAATAGAGGCAGCACTAACATTACCAATATGGTAAGTACCAATAGACTTATTATTAAGAGCCCAAGCCCTTGCAATATGGTCTTTATTAGCATTATAAAGAATGATATGATAATGCGGACGTTTTTTTGTGCTGCCATATTCCCCAACAGCGTAATATTTAAGTTTTTCATTAGATAATTTTCTTAATCGTTTAAAAAATTTTTGTAAGTCTTTTAGATCTAAAGACATATATCCATTCTTTGTTATTGGAACATATTCTGTATCATAAGTAAGAGTTATAAAGAGAGCGGATAAACTCCGCTCTCCTTCTTTAACTAAACGAAAAGACCAACCTGATGTACGTCTTTTCTTACATGGGGGGCATTTTCCACAAGGAAATGGTATATGTTCTCCTCTTATTTGTTCTTTCTTATAGAAAGGAGTTATACACCTACTACTCATGGTTAAAACATTGGGGTACCAAATTTTGGCATTGGTCTTATTGCTTTAATTTTGTTTAGTACATGACAGTATAAACTATCTGTAGCTTCAGATCCTGGTCCTTCTAATACAGCGAATATACGTTTCGTAGGGGTACATGAAACAAATTCTCCACTTAAAGCCGGTTGTGTATCAAATTTTCTACCTAAATGCCAATAATCTAATGTTTCTCTAAATTCTCCGGCTACACGTGAAGGCATATACTTATATTCTGCATATCTAGGTACATATCCAAATGTATCTTCTCCTGTTGCTGTATAAGCATAAATCTCATTATTGGTTACTGCTTGTTCTCCAATATGAGCAAATGATGGCCAAAAATAATCTAAATTATCATTTTTAAGGAATGTTTTTGGTATACCTTGTTGATAACATGTTTTTGGCATTACTGACATTACACCTATAATATATCCATGTTCTTCACAATAATATGAACCTGAACGGCCTGATGATACTGAAATACCATGTCCTGCCATATTACCTTGTGCTAAACCGCCATCTTGTCCTGTTGTGTTAACAATTTCGCTAATTACTACAGGTGATTTTACACCTGTAATATATTCAGGTCTTTGTAAACGTTTGTCTGATGATTTAACACCAAAATGTGTTAAAATACTTTCTATATAACGAGTACCACCACGAGCATTTTTTTCTAACCATTCTTGTAACCTAAATGCTCTACGTAAATCGTTAATAGTTGTAGGTTCTACTTCTGCAGTTGTTCCCGGTGCATATAGTCCATTAGTTAATGGTGAAGGTGCGTTGTCTACGGAATAATTACCTCCAGAGGTGTTAGGTACATCATATCCTCCCGTACCTTCTATCTTAGCATAAGGTGTTGTAATAGTTCCTAAAGGAATATCTACTGCAGCACCTTTTTGAGCAAAAGGTAATGATGCGGTAAAATAATCATGCTCCCATGCTCGTTTTCTTAACTTTAATAATGTATCATATCTTAATAAAGATGTATTATTTAATCCGTCTACTAATTTATAATCTAATGGAGCAATTAAGTTTTGGTCTCTATAATATTCATTATAAATGCATTGATATGCAGCAAATGGTAATGCACTTACTTGTGTTGTTGTTCCACCTACTACTTGTGGAGGTACACCTACATAATCCATGAATTTTGTATACTGACCAAAAGTTGCTGGATCTGATGCCCAAGCTCCTGAAGTTTCAATATATGGTGCTACTACTTCTTCATTTCCGGTAATAAATTTTTCCCAGTTTGGCCATAAAATACGGTTTGGTACAAAGAAATAATGCATACTTACATCCATTCTATGCATAACGGGTGCAATCATTGGTGCAAATCGTATAAGACTTTCGCATCCAATATCAAATTTGTCTCCAGGTACACATTCCAATGTAAGAATTGGAGTTAAATTGCCCATTTCTGCTGATAACTTTACATCATGGGTGAGGTCAAAGACATTCTTTTTTGGTCTTTGCAGCTTAATCGAATTAAATAAATTCGGCTTCATGTTATTTTGTTTTTAATGTTTTTAAATAAGGGGCGACTAACCCCTATATGTTATAGTCTAATTCCGCCACGTGATACGTAGTATGAGCGGCTTACTTTACGCTTGCCATAACCGC